GACCTTGTTTCTTCGGCGGCGGCACGGGAAGCCTCCGCGGATACTCGGTCCTTCTCGGCTTGAACTCTACCGCTTTCAGCAGTAACACGAGCCTTTTCTGCGTTTACTCTATCGGTTTCGTTTTTGGTACGGGTTTGTTCTGCCGTAACCCTTGCACTTTCTGCCGATGAGCGTCCTTGCTCTGCCGAAGCACGTGCAATTTCAGCAGCAACTCTGGCGGCTTCTGCTTCATCAAGAACAGTAAGATTTTCAAGAGCCTGTTCGGAATTTGCCAAAGCGGTACCGGCAATATCATCCGCATTTTCGATACGCAATAAGGCGTCGTTTAATGCCGAAAACTCATCCGAACTCTCTACCTTATTTTCATCATAAGGTTTGGCGGCTACATCCACATAAAATGTTACAGTCGATAAAAGGCTTTCGCCACTATATAAACCTACATCACAACGGACACGGCCGACCGCCGCAAGCATTTGTTCGGTAAACTCGATGTAAACCAAACCGCTGTTAACGTCTCCATCAACCAAGAACGATTTTCCGTCCGGTTTAGTTCCTCGAATACGGGGTGTTACACTATCGGCAATATTAAAGGGAGTATCATTTTGGGTAATGGTAATTTCCAAATACCTTGATTTTATATCCCCTTGCTTTGCCTCTACAATTCGCAGAGAATTGCCACCCGAAGTATCGAGCGTTATTCTCTTGATATAGGATAAATCGCCTATATCCTCAAATTTGAAAGCCATATTTTAACCCCCTTTTTCCGTTTTTTCTTTTGGTTTTTCGGGCGGATTATTCATAGAATTGATATCCGAAAGGAGTTCAAGGTTTTTCTTGCTCCTTATTTCCGAAAGCACGTCAGCGACTATGCCTTCCAAAAGATAAGCGGGTAATTTCATATCATTGCTGACTTGACTTACCGTCTGGACGATTATGCCTTTTGCGTTTTCCATTGCAACGCTTAACGGCATTTTTCTTTCTTCTGCCATAAACTAAACCTCCAATTTTTCAAGTACCGAGTTTAATTTTCTTTCGAGCTCGGTATTTTGTTTTTTCAAAGACTGAATTTCTTTTACAGCCAAAGCGATAAATTCTTCGTACCGCAAAAAACACTCATCGTCTTTTGTTCTTACAAAGCCTGCGAACTCCGAAGAGTCCACTTCGGAAATTGTCAAGGCTTGTTCGACCTCTTGTGCAATAAAGCCTGTATGATAGCGGTCGCTCGTTCCGTCATTGTACTTATAACGAATTGGGCGAAGGTTATCAAAAAGAACGCTGTATTTTTCTGAAAGGTCCTCTATGGTATTCTTTTTATTCACATCGGAAGTGATGGCTGTACTATTGCCTAAATACCAAGTGCCCCACAACTTACCGCCGCCGTTTCCTGTTTTATCAGTTATTATCGAGGTGTAATTATCATTGGTTACAGCTTTAAATTCGCCCCATACTGCACCGCCGGAAGACGAAACAGAAAACTTTGTATTGCCGCCAACAACAAACAGCAAATCCTTTCCGTTATCTGAATTAAAACAGGGGTTGTTCGATGTAGATATATAGAAGCTCAATACTTTTGTACTACCACTTCGGCAAATAAAAGCAGGGACATTTATCGTATGACTAAAAAATTGCTCCTGCCCGAAGTCCCAAGCGCCATATAAAACACCACCGGATGAAGTTGCCCTAATTCTTGTTGAATCACTCACTCCGATTAAAATAGGGTTTCCGTTGCGTGAAAAAATACAAGGATAATTTGAAGTGGAGTTGTAAATAGATATGCTGCTTGTTTGGAAGGCGTGGGCTTCAATATCTACTGAAAACGTTTGGTCTTGGTTAAAATTGAATGCACCATACAGTGTGCCATTGTTGCCGTCTAAAACGATGTGTGCTCCGTCGTTACCCGAATCATCGGCATAGGTCATATATAATGGAACGCCATCGCTTTTTAGCAGTAATATCTTTTTGTCTCCCCACGTTCCCGTACCAATAAATCCAGCTTCGGCAGCTCCGTCATTGTACCAAAATTCGAGCATACCATTGTGAACTATAGCCTTGCTATAAATATTAAATGCTCCGTTTATGTTCCAAGTTCCGTAGGTTTCCGCACCATCGGGTGTTATGCTTAAATGAGCGTAATTGCCTTCGTCTTCATCATCTAATGTTGATACACCGAATTTTAACTCATTTGTACCTTCGATATAGGTAATGTTATTGGTTGAAGTCCAAACTTCGAGATAGGGTTTATATGTACCATCACTCCGCATATAAGGACTGATGCGGTTATACAAATAAAAACCGCCATATCCCTGCTCATTTGTACCAATAAGGGCTCTATGGGAAGAACCTTTCTGCATTAAATAACCGTCAAGTGCGATATTGCCTTCAGAGTCGAGATATAACGCTTTATCCGAATATGATCCAGCACCCTTGTAAATCGTTATAGCGCCGTCATATATATTCAAACCGTTATAAGACGCATCTAACTTCAAAATACCGTCCTGCCAAATTTTGAAGGCATTTGGAGATACTTCCGCAGAGAAATCTCCCCAAGGGTCTGATACCTTTAAGCCGTAGGCGCAGACTTTGTTAAATACGGCATTTCCGTCTTTGGTAAATCCGTATTGCCAATCGGGATTACCATTATTCCAACCCGAATTTGTAAAAGCATATCCACCGGCATTGTGCGTGTAAATGGTGGAACTGTTTTCAAGCAGTGGTTGGTCGTGCAAATAGTAATGACTTGCACCGGTTTCATCCTTGACTTCCGTATAATAAACACCGAGAGAGTTTGAAATCAATTCACTTAAAGCAACAGAGGCCTTTTGGTAAGCGTTTGTAAGGTTCTTATTTTCTTCGAGAGAAGAAGCAAGGTTATTGACTCTTGTGCTTATTTTTTGCGGAACGCTCGAAAGCGTAACGACATTTCGGTCTGGCTCATACGGATATTCTTTATATCGCACAATTCGGTGTTGGACTTTTATTCCATGCTCACGGTCGAGAAGCATTACCGCCTTATGCAGTTTGAAGTGTAAGAAAGAATATTTTGGGTTGAGTTTTGCCAAATCCACAACATCGCACTCATAGGCTCTTGCGGGATAAGAAAGGGTTTTTAATTTTTCTTTCGTAGCCGCAAGCAACGATGATTTAACAGTGTAACGCTCATCAACCCACCAACCACACACTACCTTGTCGGCATAGTCGGTGTTATCAACATATTCTTTGCCGTCATTGATACTTGCAAAAGAAAGTCCGTCTTTTCCGTATGCGTAAAGGCGAGTTATTAGTGAAAGGGAATCGCCTTGCATTGATAACTTACGCAAATTTAATTGGTCTGTTAAATATTCGCCTGTATTTTCAGCTTCGCTCTGCAAATAAACCTTAACGGTCTTTCTCTTAATTGACCATTCAAGATATACGCCGTAGGTTTCCATAGAGGACATAATAATGTCGTAATCTGTGCAGAACTCAAAGGCTGTCGTGCGGCGAATACCCGAAACGTCGCCATTTACAACCGTCCAACCATCTGGCAGATGATTATAAAGCAACTCCATAAGCAAAACGCTTTCTGCGGCATAGTTCTTATGGATGTTGCGTTTAAGGAAATCGAAATTAAGGTCGCATTCTATCTTGCCGTTTTTTACCTTTTTAACGATATAATAGTTGTCGCCATATTCGAGTTCGCTTTCCTCTACTAACTGGCTATAAAAACGATTTTCGGGCGAAATATCGAAGCATAAGCGGATGCTTCCGTCTGTTTCGTGTTGTAAATAGAAATTCTCAACGTCGTTGCGGGAGAGGGGGTGTTGCTCTCCTTTGCTATCATAAAAGCGTATCATAAAGCATTACCCCCTTATAAATAAATCGGGTAATACTGGATAACGACTTTCGCCGTTCCAGATATTTCGATTTGATTATTGCCCGGAGACAAGGTTGGGAAACTTACCATATCACAGTCCGCAAATTTGTTTGCTCCGTCTTGCTGTATCAACGACTCCATACCATCAACAACTATCTGTCCCGATATGTTATTGATGGTTATATTATTGACCTTAAGACTGCTGTTCGGAGTGTCGATTATATACCGGCACTCCGTTTCACAATTTCCTTCAACAAATACCGAAGCACTTGCGGTCAGCGTTATAGTTTCAAGCGGACCGTGCCGCAGACCGATGAGCGTATATGTGCACTGTTCTATCCACGGCGCTTTTGTGGTTGCCTTTCCTGTTCCGGTTAAAATACAGTAATAATAAAATTTATCGGGCATAAAAAGATTTGCTTGTTTTGCCAAAATTGCCGTAAGGTCGGACATTTTCTTGGTGGCATCGTGCGTGTCTTCGCCTTCAAAATCAAATGTGAGGGTTATTTTTCGCAATCGAGGCTTATTTTGTAAGCGTGTCGGAAAAATTGCAGAGGGAGCAAGAAAATAAGTGTCGTTCAGTTCGCATCCCTCAACAGAATAGTTCACTAAATGAGCCCCTAGCATAGCGGGGTCAAAATCGTTAATTTTCACTTATTTTCCCTCCCAGTCAATTTCTTTTGCTATCTCCGGTGCAAGAATTGTGCCAACCTTCTGCTTATCAAGATAAACATCGCCTTGCATTACAACTCTGCCGCCGTTTGTATTTTCGGGATTTTCGTTACCGTCTTCGTCTGTGTCGGAAGTCGTAACTATGCCCGACCTTGCGGCTGCCGTTTTAACTGCCGCTGAATCGTTTTCGTCAACAACCGTTGTTAGATGCCTTACGGTATCTCCTACATCGAGTCCGTTAAACATTCCTTTGGGGTCAACATCGAATTTTGTTTTAGAAATTTCTTTCGCAACATCCGACATAGTTCCAATAGCCGTTTGAGCCTCATCGTCAATACCTTCGGCAAGACCAAACATTAAGTTTTTACCAACAAGGTTTTCAAAAAGTTTCGACGGGCTTGCAATTCCGAAGAAATCGCAAATTCCGTCCACTAAACCATCAAAGAAACCGGAAACCTTATCCCAAAGCCAAGAGCCGACATCCTTAATGCCTTCCCATAAGCCCTTTATAAGATTTGATCCGATATCCTTAAATTTAGAAAATCCGTCTTTGAATGCATCCACCAAAGCTGTTATGATTTGTGGGATGGCTTTTACAAGCTCTACAATGATTTGTGGCAGGGCTTTAATCAAAGACAGGAATAAATCTATACCAGCTTGGATAAGCAATGGTATGTTATCTAACAGCGCCGTAATAATGCTTGATATAATTTCGGGTAACGCTGTAACGATTGCTATAATAATATCTGGCAGCGCACCTATTAAAGAAACTAACAGGTCTATACCGCATTGAATTATCAAGGGTATAGCATCAAGCAACGCTTGTATAATAGAACTTATTATCTGCGGTAATACTGCAACAATCGTTATGATGATAGTCGGTAATGCTTTTACCAAAGATACAAGCAACTGTACTCCGCAATCCACAAGCATTGGTATCATATCAAGCAGAGCCGCTATAATTCCGTTTATAATGCTCGGCAAAGCCAAGACAATGGTGTTTATTATATCGGGCAAGGCTTGAATTAGTGATGTCAACAGAGTTATTCCACATTCGATAATTTGCGGAATAAGCGTCATTAGACCGTCAACGATACTTTGAATTAAATCGGGTAAAACCTCGACTATCATCAGTATTATATCGGGCAAGGCATCCACTATTGCCATAACCATTTCGGTTACAGCGTTAAGCAATAACGGAACATTCTCAACGATAATATCAATTAGCGTTTTAATTATTCCTGGTAGTGCATCAACAAGGGTTTTTATGATTGTCGGTAATGCTTGAACGAGAGCCATAACCACATTTGTTATAGTGGCTATTAACTGTGGCAAAGCCGACTGTATAAATTCAAGTATGGAATTTATTAACTGCGGAAGAGCCTCAATTAAAATTGGTAGTGCAGCCAATATTCCATCCGCAAGAGCCTGTACCAATGCCATGGCCGCCTCGAATATTACATCGAGGTTATCGACTATTGCTTGGATGCAGCCTGTTATGCCTTCGGCAAGAGCAGGAAGCAATGTAGGCAACGCCGAAGCCAAAGCGGTAGCAAAGGTTTCAACCATATTTACCGCAAGTTCGGCTATCATCGGTAGACTCTGCACTAAATAATCGATAGCGGATAATGCTATTTCTGTTAGTGCAGAGAAAATGGTGGGTAATCCCGCCATTAAACCATCAAGAAGCGTTTT